GGGGTCAGCTACTCTGCCATCGCGCGCATGATGCAGTGCGACGAGACGACCGTTAAGCTGCATCTGAAAGCGGCGATGACCGCCTTGGGAGTACAGAACCGGAGCCTATTGCTTGTGTCACACAAGGCCATGCTGGACGAGATACCGGACAAAGAGTACGCCTCCAGGTACGGCCTCAGCAAGACGTGGTGGCTTGAGCAAAAGCCCGATCTTATGGATGTGCTCAAGGCATCCAAAGGGACATCCAATCAACACACAAAAGGAGTTGTACCGTGACAATCAACAGACTGCTGGCGCACTACGTCAGCGTCAAGGAAGTTCATGCACCAATGTCTCCGTCTCTGGCGGAGAAGGTCGTGCATTTGCGCCGAGTCTTTGGTGAGTTGCCAGCGGGCACACCAGGCTCGGAGCTGGCAGCCATTGCCAGCAAGGCATGGGCAGGGAGATCGCCAGGTACGATCAAGAGATACCTTGTCCAGCTTAGGGCCGTGATGACCCGTTGCTTTCGTGATGGGTTGATTCAACGCCAGCCAGTGATCGACGTTCCATACGTTCACGATACCGTGTACATCGACATCAGCACGGATGAGTTGAAGTCACTGATCTCGTACATCAAATGGGTTGAACCGAAGTGGTATCCACTCGTGCTGATCTTGTCCCATACAGGAGCGAGATTGAGCGAGGCCATCGCGGTGACGCCTGCAAGTTTCACCAAGCACGGCACCCGCATTGCCAAGCCGGTCAACCGGAGAAGCAAGACGATTGACCGCGTCATCCCGTACTCGCACACGTTGCGTGAGGAGGTTGCGTCTGGTGCTATCTTTCGCACCGGCATCGTTCCTTCTGGGATCGCAATTGGGTCTGTGTCTACGTGCCTTGGTCGTGTCATTGACGATGCCACCAAGGCGCTAGGATTGCCGCCACTGCGTGTGCATGACCTGCGCCACGCCTTCGCCTCGGTGCTGGCGGAGCAAGGCGCAGACATCGCTGATTTGGCGTCGGCCCTTGGCCACTCCAGCACTGCGATGTCTATGCGTTACCGTGGTCTCGTGAAGAGCAGACTGACCGGCATCATCGCGCAGCTTTAGCGCTGCGTTTTTTGACAGCGCCCTTGGCCTCGCGCAGCTTCTGTGCTGCCTTCGCCTTGGCTTCTTTCGCCTTCAACTTGAGGGACGCGATACGCGCGCGCGAGACCTCTCGTTTTTCAGCGGCGTGAATCTTTTTCAACTCCGATCTGAATCGACGGAGAAGACTTGATTGCGTCTTGTACTTCCCCTTCCTACCTCCTGCCATCATGTTCAGGCACATCGGGTCTGCAAGGTGTTCATGCTGGACAATCCGCTCCTCTGCCAAGTAGGCTTCCTCCTCGGTGTCAAAGGTTTCGAGGATGCTTGTCGTCCACGTTGACTGGTCGTACCCAGGCCATGTCAGCGCCAGCTTGTAGCGTACTCCCGACCCTGTATATCTCCCGGAAAGAACAAGTTCAGTCCTGCCCTTTCCATGGTAATGAAGCCCGCTTGGGTGAGTGGTTTTGTAAGTACACCACGGCTTCATGTCAGGTCTTTCACGTCCTCTTCGAGCAGGGCGTAGTAGATCGCCTTGGCGTAGGCTAGTGCATCGCGTGAGATGCTTTTCCCTTTGAGGTTGTCCACGCTCCACGTCACAGTGCCATCATCATCAAAGGATGCGCAGACAACGGCCTCGCTCCCATCTTCAGATTTGATTTTGGTGATTGTGATTGCGTTGCAAATTTCAATGTTTATTGATCTAACGACTGTCATTTTTTGTCCCCAATTTTATATACCCATGATTTGACTGTCGGCTGAGATACGCCCGTTTTGAGGCTGATGTCTTCAATCGAACACCCTTTGCGATTTAACGCGATCACCTTTTGGATAGGTGTCAGGCTGTGTACCGTTCGCCACCCCCCCGTGGACGATGATTGAGCTAGACCAACATAGGTCGTAACATTATTATCAGTTGCTTTTCTGGTCTTCCCAAAAGCAACTTCAAATACCATCTTGATTTTGAAGTCTTCTGTAAGAGTGCGCTCCAGATAAGCCCATGCTGTTGTCTGATTGCCCGCAAAATCTGCTACAAAAGTTGCAGCATCCGGCATGGCTGCCTCACGCTTTGCTTGCTCTGTATCCTGCACGACTTTGGTGATGATGATCTGCACATCCAAGTCCTTGAGCTGGGCCGTGCTGCCAGCCTCGCGCCCATGGCCCGTCATTGTGGGTTTGTTGCGGTGATGCACCAGTATCACGCTCATTCCAGCGTTTCGGCACGCCATCGCCAGCTCGTTGACACGCACCCACGAATGAGGGGAGTTCTCATCCATCCCTGACCACGCTTGCCGGACGGTGTCAATGATGACGAGTTGAGGCTTGACTTCGTTGATCATCTCTTGCAGACGTTGCACAGAGTCAGGCTCAGACAGCGGCATGGAGTCATCAGCAGCGCTGGCGTTCCAGATTACCAGCTCGTCGCTCATCGGCCCCATGGATTGATCGCACCAATCCACTCGCTCGTGCAGAGTAGTGATGCTGCCCTCAAAATCCAAGTACAGGGTACGCACTTTGCTTGTGCAATACCCGCTTCCAAAGCTCTCCCCTCTCGACGCTGCCCAGATCGTATGCAACAGCCACAAACTCTTCCCGTGGCCATTGAAGCCGACTACTTGAATGATGGAGTTTGGCGGCACGTATGGGTCGATCAAGAATCCACTCTCGCCAGCCATCTTTTTCAGTTCTCCAAGCGTGCTTGGCTTGATCAGACGAAGTACGCCCCGTTTCTTGTCTTGCTTCTCCCTGACCACCTGAATCGCTGCGTGCTTCTCTGGGTGATTGCGCTTGTCTGCGGCCAGCAGCGATGTCAGCGCGGCCTCTGACTCCGATATCGGTAGCACCGGGTCAAAGAACTCAGTCTGAAATTGCACGCTGGCATTCCGCAGCTCGACATCAGACATGCTCGACGAAATGCACTCTCCGATGTAGCGCACCAACCAGTTGTTGCGACCATCGCCGTCGTGCATCTTGCGCCCCATGCCAGCCACCCGATCACTGGCTTGCTTCCAGACCCCCTCTCCGTAGGTTCTTACGGCAGAAAGATTGAGCGAATCGAAGCTCCACTCACCCATGGGCACGGGTGCTGGCTCGACTCGCTTACTGATGCCTGGCCAGATCGGCAGAGAGGAAGAAAAGTTTTCGATCTCTTCGTCCGGGCAGTTGTAGGCGTACTGATGCACAAACTTTCCGTCGCCATCAAACTTGATACTTGGCGGCGCGACGACATATCCTCCATCAGCCCTTAGATCAACGCCATGCGGAGCTATCCATTCCGCGCCCGAGCCGCCGACTTGGCACTGCACCCGCGCAATGCCGTCAGGATACCGAAAATAGAAGTGCTGACCTCTCGTTGTACGGGTGCTAAGAAGACTGAACAATGACGCCTCGCCCAAGGCGTAATTGATTGCATCCTGATTGTCACAGTCAAGCACTACCAGACCACTGATCTTTCCGGTGAGTACAGCCCAGCCAAAAATTTTTGTCAGGCCGCCATGCCCATCTGGCACGCCATCCTCAAGCCAGCTCTCTACCTGCTCTTCACTTGCGGGTGTCGTTTGGTAATCCTTCCAAGTGACCGCTGGCTTTTTTTGAGATAAGTGCATGGGGATGATTGACCACCCCAAGCTGAGGTACAGATAGCCCATTTTTCTGAGCTGTGATCTGTATGCGTCTTGTGCTTCTTTGTCCATGTTGCCCTTTCAAAAAATAAATTTCACTGCTCGTTGCAGTTGCTTGAATTGTGTCATAGAATAACAGCCATTGGTTGCAATAGTAATCAATAAACACAATCTTTTTTTTAAGGAACCACATGGGCACACAGACACCAGAGTACACAGTGATCAGAGACTACGTGATCAAGGAAGCTGTGCATCAGCAGGCCAAGGAGGAGTACACGGCAGCACGTAAGGCGCTGCTCAATCTCGCACCAAAGGAGGTCGGTGAGCACACCGTAAAGGCAGGAGGATTTACTTTAACCATAAAGTATCCAGAAAAGTACGCATGGGATTCAGAAGAGCTTGACGCCCTTTACGGTAGCGACAAGCCTGCTCACGTCAAGCTGGCATACAGCATCGACATGAGCGTACTGAGGCGTCTCCCGTTGGTGGAGCAACAACAGCTTCAAGGCTGCTATGAAGTCAAGCCCGGCACTCCAGCCATTGACATAGTTAAGGAGTAAGAGCATGGCATTCACCCCACTGAACACAAAGGACGAAACTACGTCCTTTGGCAAGACCCTCATCTATGCACCCGCAGGGTGGGGCAAGACGACTCAAGCGAAGCACATGCAGAAAGCCTACGGCAAGGGCTTCATTGTCAGCGGAGAGGCTGGCCTATCGTCAGTAAGAAGTGCAGGTATCGACTACCTGCCATTCCAGAGTTTCGATGGCCCGGTTGATGCAGCCAAGCACGTTTACAGTTTTGTGTCGATCTGTCGGATGATCCTGTCAAAAGATTTCAAGGACGCTGGCTACAAGTGGATCATGCTTGACTCCCTTACGGAGCTGTCAGACATGGTGTACTCGTGGGCTGATGCCCAAGCTGCTGCCCAAGCTGCCGCCACCGGCAAGAAGGAAAATGGGTTTGCTCTTTGGGGCCTCTACAAAGACAAGATGATTGGAAGCTGCAAGTTCATCCGCGACCTTCCCTATCACGTTGTAATCACTGCGCTGGTCAAGTTCGCGGAGAACGACGATGGCGAAGCCGTCAAACTGCCAATGGTGCAAGGCAACGCAGTTCAGTCGCAAATCCCCGGCATCTTCGATAACGTGCTGTGTGGCATATCTGTCAGCAGCCGCGTGGACGACAAGATCGTATCGCATCGCTCTATCGTCACGGCCACATACCTCGGGTGGCAAGGCAAGGTTCGTGACGAATCAGGGACAGTAAAGCAGGTCGAAGAGACGGGGGATATAACCACAATCTTGGCCAAGCTCGGGGCCAAGAAGTGATTTTTTTACACCCATAGTTGTGTTAGTTGTTAACTTTAAGGACTCATCATGTCAGAATTTATTTTTTCAAACTTGTCTTTGGCCGGTATCACAGCATCAGCAGGGGCTGGGGTTCTCAAGCCTGGACGCTATGTCTGCAAGGTAGCGGATGTAAAGCTCGCAGACACGAAAGCAAAGACGGGGAAAATTTTGAAGGTGGTACTACGTTGTGATGATGGAGTAATCACTGACAACATCAACGTCGCCAACCCAAACCCAGAAGCAGTAAAGTTTGGGCTTGAGGGGTTGAAGTCTCTCCTTGTAAACGGTGGCCATCCTGACCCGGACAACATTGGCCGGTGCGGGATGGCTTCTATCAAGGGGTTGACTGTCGGGGTGATCGTTAAGGCCAGCACATACAACGGCAACCCAACCTCTGAGGTCGGAGGGTTTTTCAACCCCGAGGAGGGTGGAAACCAGCCATCCAAAGAGCTGCCCAAGATCACGGACATGACTGACGATATCCCGTTTTGACCAGACATCATGCCTCAGTCATTCCAATCATTTATCAGCGGGGGCGTGGCCCCCATTCAAAGGAAACCCCATGATAAAAAAACAGAAACTACCCAACTCGCAGTTCATTCCACTAAGTCAGTTCCTGCTCTTGAGCAGTCTTTCGTACGTCACCTATCGTCGCCTCCGCATGGCAGGCCGAACTCCGCAGGAGTACAAGCTGTCGGGCAAGACGATCTTGATCAAGGAGACGGACGCGGCCAAGTGGCTATCCAAGCCACCGGCTCTAGTCAAACCGGCTCAGAGAAAGAAAGCGTAGCAAAGATGGTCGTTGCGTCGCTCGACGCTGGCAGCATCATCAGCTTCTCAAAGAGCGAAGGGAAAGCGCGCAAGTACATAGGCGCATCAGGTATCTCAAACCCATGCGGCGCCTACCACCACCTTACTCTGCGCGGTTTCCCAAATGACCCACCCGACCCGCAGCTCACGCGAATCTTTGACCAAGGCCATCGGATAGAGGCCATGGTCGTGGAGGAACTCCGGGCTGCTGGCCATCTTGTAAAGGATGTTGACCCATGCACAGGTAAGCAGTGGGAGTTCTCCAGCCACGACGGGCACCACATTGCCCATCTGGACGGACTCATCAAGCTATTCGGAGTTGGAGAGCAGATGATTCTGGAAATCAAGTCGATGAACCGAAAAGCATTCGATCGCATCTCCAAGGTCGGAGTGCAGCTATCAAAACCGGAGTATTACGACCAGTGCGTTGATGGCATGGGCCTCTTCAAGAAGCGCTATGGGACGGACATCAAGTGCCTTCTCGTTGTGTACTGTAAAGACAACTCTCAGTATTACTCCGAGGTCATTTACCCAAACGAGGAGCGCAGCATAGAGATTGCTGCCAAGGTCACTGCCATCATTTTTGGAGCGAACAAGGAGCGCATCGGTTCTCACAACAAGGAGTACCAATGCGGTCAATGTTTCAAGCGCTCATCCTGTTGGCAGCCAGACGTGGCTGAGCGGCATTGCAGCCATTGCCGTCACTCATCGCCAGCGAAAGATCGTCAATGGTATTGCTCCATCAAAGAGACGGTAGTAGATGAGGTTTGCTCTGAGTTTATGTTGTTCAAACCATCAGCCAGAAAGGTAACTCCATGACACAAAATGGTCTCAAGTCTCAACTTCAGGAATTGCTGCGCCGGGTTCCGCCCAAGGTACTTGAGGGCAGTTATCAATTCGCAGTCGCTTACAAAAAGTGGGCATCAAAAGCGTCAAGTCTGGTTGAATCCACTTACCCATCCGGGCAGAAGATGACTGATGCGATCAAGGAGCACGGGAGGTTCCTGTGACAGCCAAGACGTTCGATCAGCGCAAGCGAGATTGGTGGGAATGGCATAAAGCAAACCCGGACATCTGGAGGCTATTTGAAAGGTTCTCCATGGAGGCAGTATCTCGTGGGTGTAAGCGAATCAGCCACTGGTTGATCATCAATCGAATCCGGTGGGAAGTATCCATCATCACCACCGGGCCGGACTTCAAGATCAGCAACGACTTCATCGCTTTTTACGCCCGCCTCTGGAAAGCGAAGCATCCAAACCACGCAGATTTATTTCAGACAAAACACATGATTGGAGAAATTAAATGAGCGCAAACAGCAGACAGGTCGGAGGAGACCATTACCACAACCTTGGCCAATACCAGCCATGGGATGTGCTTGCAGCGTGGCTGACGGAGGAGGAATACAGGGGGTGGCTCAAAGGCAATGCCATCGTGTACCTTGCCCGTGAGCGCCAGAAGGGAGGCTGCACGGACATAGAGAAGGCGGAGCACACGTTGCAAAAGCTGGTTGAAACAATACGTGAAATAGAAGGAGAGCCGACATGAAAATGACTGACTTGAGAACGCTATATCCACATAAGCTGCATGAGAGTGACATGGCTTTCAGGGGGTATGTCCTGCGCCAAATTGCTTACACCTCTGGAGGGGCTGCGGCGGTATTTGTGGTCGTCGCACTTCTGGCTTTGATGATGGGTGTTATATGACGATATACGACTACATCATCGTCGCGGGAGCAGCACTTGTTGGCATTGTGGTCGTGGCTTGGGCGCTGGTTTTTTTGCTTGAGGATTGCGAGCATCTGCTTGGTCGTGGAAAGGGGCAAGGGCATGAGTAACGTGGACAAGATAAGAGCCTATCTGCGCGATCACCCAGGC